CTGATAGACGAAAGCGGAAAAATTGCGAAGCAAACCGATTTCGACGGATTCAGGTTCAAGTACCAAGACTCCGATATCCAATGGAGTCTGGTATTCGGATGATGCGAAGCGAGCCCGGGTAACCACCCGGGCTCTTTTTTCAGGAGGCTTCACAACGCCCCCTCATTTGTGCAACTGTGCGCATCATTTACCCCTGATCATTTGCCATGACCTACAAGGCAGTTGCGTACATAAGCACGGCTATTTCAGGGTTGACCGCAGACCAGTTGGACCACCTTTTGGTCGACGCGCGTGCCCACAATCAGATTGCAGGCGTGACGGGAGTTCTGCTGTACGACGGAAAGCGGTTCTTCCAGTATTTCGAAGGGCCCACGGAAGGCGTCGAACGCATCTATGGTCGGATACGCTCATCGGTTTTACATCACGACCTGATAGAGCTTCACCACTACCCCATCGAGCTCCCTTACTTCACACAATGGAACATGGGTTGCAAAGAGGTAGAGGACAGCGTGCTTCAGAAGATCAGCACACAGCATTGGATGCGTGAGGCCGATCATCTCCAGGAGATTGATGGCGAAATCGGATCACCGGCACTCCACGATCTCATCGAATTTTGGGCTCAGCTTCAAACCGACGCAACTAGTCCTTAAACCCAGACATTCAGGGGTTCGTTTAGAGGCCAGCCGCCGCCAGCCTCTGTTCCACGGTATCCAACCTGTGGGCCAGTCCACGTGCAATGAACGCCAACAGCTCGTCCATCCGGAAGCTGTAGCGGTCGCCTGCTGGGCGATGCTCTTGCACGATCTCAAATCCAGACTCGCGCGCCTCCTGCACCACATCACCGAAGTCATCAACGACCTGTGGCAGCGCCGCCCATTCGTTCCGGATCTCGGGCAGCTCGTCCCAATCGTCGTAGCAGATGAAGCCGTAGTCGAACGGGTCAAGGCCATGCGAGCGCAGGATTTCGATAGCCCGCTGCACCGTCATGCCGATGTGCTGACGGGCCGCGCCGCCCTTCTCGGCAATCATCGCCAGCCACTGATAAACCCCGATCTCACGCCCCAGCTCTACCGCTGCTGCTAGCTCGGCAGGAGTGAACGGACGAACCGGCGTCTTCTCGCGCGCGTCTGAGGTGTTGATCGTGCCAGTGCCCGCATAGACCACACTATGCCGACGCGACGATATCCCGCTTGAGAACGTGTTGTCAGCATGCGGCGCGTAATCGCCATTTACCTGCAACTTTGCGAGCGTCGGCGTAGAAGTGCCTACGCCAAAGTTCCCGTTATTTGCACAGACATATGAGTCAGCCCCTTTGCCTGCAATCGCAGCGTTGGTGCTTGCCGTTCCGTTCCCCAGGTAGACAATGAAACGGGAACTGCCCGTGGTTGTCACATTTCTGAAGAACCGGAATTGGCTGGTCGAAACTGAATCGGACGGCTGGGGGTCAATGTCCACAAGAGTGTCCGTCAGCTGCGAATTTACTAGCTGCAGTCGCCCATTTGATGCCACGCCAACGGTAGCAGTCCCTGACGAATACCCGGCGATGGTGAGGCCGGTCGCGTTCACCACATCATTGAGGCTTCGCAGGGAAAGCGACCCGGTCAACGAGCTTGTGAATGCACCGTCTCCGCGCAGAAACTGCCCCGTTGTCCCAGCGGGGAGAGCAGGCTGGTACTGCGGGTGCGGATTGGGTGCAGCGACGTGGGCCGCGACGGCGGCAGATGCCCGCGCATCGGCGCGCTCATCCGTGAAGTAGAGGTTGCCCCCCTCGGCGAGATCCGACGTGGTCGCCGCACTGGTTCCTGCCAAGCGCCCGTAGTCGTCGCGCAGGGTTTTCTGCAACGCGCCGCCGCCGGCATCGGCCAGCTCGGCCAGGCCAATGGTCGGGTTTCCAGCAACGCCATCGCCGTCGGCAACATCGATGCCCTCGCCCGCCTCGATCTGCCGCTGGAACCATTCGCCGTCCGGGCCGCGCGTGGTGAAGCCTGTGCCCAGCAGCTTGGCCAGCTTCTGGATGTTCGCCGGGATCTCGCGGATCAGCTTCCAGACGGTTGCTGCAGGCCGAGCGGGCTCTGGCTGAGTAACCGGCGGGGTCGTCGGGGCTGGCGTGGCCGTCGCGATCGGAACGCGGACAACGCGCCCGAGTTGGTCCTTCAGTTTGATCTTGCGAGCGGCCATCAGCGCGCAGCCTCAACGGCGCACCCTGCGGCAATCACCGCATCTCGGTCCGCCTTCCAGCTATCCCAAAGCCAGGTAATCAGCGCTGCGTCTGCGTCGGCTGCAGCAACAATTCTTGCCGCGCTGTTGAAGCGCCCTGCGGCACTGGCTTGGCCGGCATCGGCGGCAGAACCACCGGCGCCGGATCCGGCCGCAGGACAGGACCACTTCGGCTGCAGCTGCACATCGCCGCGGCGCAGAGCAGCAGCAAGATCACGTTCGGCGCGTTTCGCATCGGTCAGGGCCTTTTGGTAGTTGGCGTCGGATTCGGCACGGCTCTTGGCCAGGGCGGTGGATGCGGCCTTGGCTTTGGCCGCTACCTGGGCAGAGGCATCAGCCAGGCGCTGCAGCGTCGCGGAATGGCCTGCGTTGTCAGCTGCCCGCGCGGCAACCTCGGCCGTGTACTCGCCCTTCCAGTGGCCAGCGCCCCAGCGATAGCCCAGCACCAGCAGCAGGATGGCCAGCAGGGCAATCAGCGCCCAGCGGATCAGGTTGGCGTATGGCCGCAGCGGATCGAAGTTGATCATGGGGCCTCCGGCGGGATCACCGCGCCAACCTTGCGCATCGCCGATTCCAGCGTTTGCACCCGCATGCGAAGCCGATGGGCTTCTTCCTGGGCCTGCATCCGCAACGTAATCTCCTCCTCCAGTCGCTTCCGCAGCTGCTGATGCCCCTCCTCCGTGATTTTCAGTCGCTCACCCACGGAAGCCAGGCCCTCGCGGAGCTGGTTGAGAAGGTCGATGTTCGCGTCCGTCTCGGTGCGATCCTTCTTCCGCGTTTTCAGGACGCCCCAGATCTCGCGGACAGCCCACATGGCGAACAGGCCGCCAGCGGCCCACCAAGGCGCGGTTGCAGCGGGAGCGTGTTCCATCACGGAGACACCTCCCCGCCGGCCTGCCGGTAGACGTCCAGCAACCGGTCCAGCTTCTGCTCATGCTGGCCATACCCGGCGCCCGGCAGACTCGCCCAGATGTTCCGCACCTTGGCGATGGCCTCCGTGATCTTCCCGGCCTGGATCAACCGCAGTGCCCCGCGCTCGCGGATCTGCTGCAGCGCGATCAGGTCCTGGCTCAGCGGGGAGAAGTCGCGAAGATTGAGCGTCTTGCGGTAAGCGTCGTAGTAGCGGCGCAGCAACTGGTAGCGGCCGGCAGCCGTGGACTGGATGCGTAGCTTCGGTAGGTCGACCAGCACGCGAGGATGATCGGCGTAGCCGCGGAACAGCTGGCCACCGACGATCACGTCATAGCCGCGGTCCCGCGTGGGCTGCCGCCCGTTATCGGTGCCCTCGGACCAGGCGAGCATGTCTAGGAATGCCCGGACGTTGCGCCCACCTGCTTGGGTCTCTGAAATCTCGGCCATCTGTCTGCATGCCCCTGTTGGAATGGGGACATGCTGAGCCGGCAGGCAGGGGGTTCAACGGGCAGATCAAGCCGGAAGTTCTAGCTCCGGACTAGAAATCAAGACCCTCTCGGACCTTATATGCCCATTCAGCGCACCACCCAGCTCTGGTCTAAATACGAGCTTTCCAACTTCACTTCCGTTCGAATCCTTCAGCACGACTTCGCAGCCGCTCATCGACCAAGAGACAACGGAGCGACTCCCATTGAGAAATGGAGAATTCAAACTCGCATTACCTTGATCATCCAGCTTCATGTTCCCCATGAGTCCCGAAGCGCGCACGTCGCTCCGCACTTCAAATTCAGCCGACGTAAGATATGCAAACAGCGCCTTTTCCTTAAAATTGATGTCGACATCCAGGGTCCTTAAGGCTATAGCCCTCCAGCCTAGCCAGCTGATCCGTGCAGCGCGCTCCCGATCTGCCAGATCGCGGACGGCCTTCTTCTGAGCATCTATCTGCGCATAGATCATTTTACTAGCCGGCTTAGTCAGTAGCTCTTGGCCGGACGATTTCAATTCCGCCTCTCTGATACGTCGCTTCATCCAAAGATTCCAGCGATGGACTCCTTCTACAACCCATGGGAGCACAAGGACGTAAGCCGCCGTTGCACAAACTGGCCAAAAAAAACCTCGCGACAGAATCCAATCCTTCCACGGGACAGTTAGATCATCCGCCATCCTGAAGCGCTCAGCTATTTTCTCGTCTGAGAACATGACAAAAAAAAGGCGATAGTTGAAGAACGCCCAAGTCAAAAGAAAAGGCCCCAATACAGGACTCGCAAGCCTTCCAACTACAGTTTCCTTTCCCGCCGTCAGCGCTTCGCCTGCCGCATTCTTCATTTCCTCAATCATGATCCCCCTCCTGTTAGGAGGCGAATTCTATGGCTTGCCGCCAACAAAAACGAGCGAACTTTGAGCGAGGTTCCAAATCTTACCCGCCTAGTCCATAGTGCCCGCTCCACAACCAAGGAGAAGGTAGTGAGTTTTCCAGCAGAAGCGTTCACTCGCATTGCAGCTCAAGATGCGGAAATTGGCACCCTTGTACTTTTGAGGGGAGATTGGGCACTCCGGTGCCAGTTTGAGCCTGAGAATGGCCCGGTCCAGCAGCTTTTTTGGCTAACGGGCGAGCGAGCAGGACAAATCAGCGGCGTCCCCAAGGAGATTTCCTTGGCCGTAAAGCCAACCCATGGAATTCAGATCCGTCTGAAAGACCCCAGGGGAGTAAATCCCATCCACCAAACACCAGTTGGCGTAATTACGGTTAACTCAAACGGTGAAATCGCGTTTTGGGGCCACATTCTTGGCTCGCACCAAGACGTCTATGCCTTTAGCCTTCAAGGGAAGGATGTAACGCCAATTGATCGTGATTGGAGTCCTCCGTTCCTAACTTTCGATTCCTACGAAATTTGGCTAGCGAGGGATGGAGCGCAGCAAGGCGATTCACCCCTGTTTGCCACAATCGCGAAGTAGCACAAAGAACCCCGCTCTCGCGGGGTTCGTCGTTTCAGGCGGCCAACGGACGCAAAATTGCGTTGGTTGGTCAGGCGGCTTTAGCCAACAGTGGGTCAGCCAGTTTCTGCAACTCCCCCTGCAGCTCCTCTTTCCAGAGGTCCACCGTATTGGCCCAATCGTCGGCGACGTACTGCCCAAGTTCGGCCAAGTGATCGGCCCTGGTCTTCTCGTCTTTCAGGGCGTGGAACAGCGCGCCCAGTTGCAGAAAGATCCCGCTGAAGCTGTCCAGCTCTTCCAGGTTCCGGCGCATCCAAAGTTCCAGCTGCGCCTCGCGTTCACTGCTACCCGCTATGATTCCGCTTGCCATGGTCGTTCTCCTATCGAACGTCTGTGGAAGGCCGGCGGGGTGTTAGAGCACCCCGTTCGGCCGCTTTGTTCTAGGCCGCCTTCATTTCCAGCAGATGCTCGATGAAAGCAGCCAGTTCTGCATGCCAATGCTCAGCGCATCCAACTTGCCTCAGGTCACCAATTAGCGAGTCCACCGCACTGAAGCACACAACAACGCCTTGCGCTTTGTCCTTGGCGTACCGAGCCGCCACCTCTGCGGCTAGAGCGCGCCCCTTCCCCTCCCAATGGGCTGTAAGGTATGGCGGTGCCTCGTTAGCGGCACTGCCAATCTGAATCACGTTGCTCATGCGGCCTCCAACAGCCCGCTCAGACCGATGACTTCCAACAGCTTCTGGAACTCCGATTCGTAAAAATGCGGCTGCGTCTCGCGCGGATTCTGCGGGCTTGTAACGTTTTTTCCGTAGAGCATCCCCGCTTCGGTCAGGCACTTGAACGTCTTCTCGCCGCCTTTGGATGAGGCTCTTGACCGAGTCTCCAGCAGCCCTGCTTTCAGCAACAGTGCATTGACCTTCTGCGCACTCAAGGAAATGCCGTACTTAGTCAACAGCTTGGTCAGCGCCATGGTGGGTTCGCTGCTCCCGCCGTCGTCATTGGTCGGCGCATCCACCGCATACGCAGGCAGCAAGTCCACATGCCCAGCTTTATCCGCCAGACGGTGGTACATGCCAAGGGTGGCCGAAGGGGCCAGCCTCAGTGAGCGGGAGGCGGATTCGATGATTGCGCAGCCATCGGCGACATAGCCGGTCAACGCCACAGGCGCTGCAGCGATCATCCGTTGCGCCGCAAAATACCCTGTCACCACCTGACGCTGCACTTGCCAGGCCAAGTCGTCGTTGAATGGTTTGACGAGCATCATGTAGCCGGTCTCGGTCAGCAGGATCAGCCTATCCGGCGTGCCGCCCTGAGGACGCTTGAGGCCAAGCCGACGAATTTCGTCGGGTTCAGTGACCTCGAAGAAGTCGACGCGATCCTGAAAGCGCTCGCGATGCTCCCGAAAGTTTCTTCCTGCCGTACCAGAAGCGCGCCCATGAACTGCGTCGACCTGAGCAAGCGTGATAACCCGTTCGCCGTAGTACTCGAGTACGGGCAACTCGACTTCGTTGATCGTGACGATGTTCATGCGACCTTCTCCTCGCTCGCAGCCATCTCGCGCTCAATGAGCCGCCGAGCGACGTAGTTCACGGACCGATCCTCTTCCCTGGCCTTGTCCTGCAGCCAGCCTTTCAAGGCGACGGGAACCCGAATCGCCACTACTACCAATGGTTCTTCCTTCACGGGGCACCTCTGTGTGCTTAGGGGAGTACGCCCTGGCCTTTCCGAGCGTGCATAGACGATACAACATTGTATGTACTTGTCAACACATTGAGACAACGCCGATCATTCAGTGATAAAAGGCACGCAGGCCGTGACCAGAAATACCTTTTATGGCAACCAAAAAATCCCCCCCCAAGAAGACTCCTGACCGGAAAACCGAGGCGCTGTCGATTCGCATCGACCCCCGCTCGCGCTACGGATTGGAGCTTTTGGCTCGAATCCAGCGCCGGTCAACTACCGGCGTCGTGGAGTGGGTTCTGCAAGAGGCCTTCAAAAGCGAAGTTTTCGACAACTCGGACATGAATCGCTCCGCGCTCCATCTGGACGAAGCTCTGGATAGCCTGTGGCAACTGAATGAAGTGGAGCGCCTGGTTGCCTTGGCGATAGCCAAGCCACAACTCCTGACGTTCGAGGAATCCCGTATCTGGAAGGTCCTCAAGGACACGGCCGCTTTCTGGAAAACTCAGCAGTACCCAGACTTCGGCGCGTTCCGCTGGCCCGAACTGCTTCCCCAATGGGAAAAAATTGCGCCGCTATTGAGCGAGGCAGTTGAGCGAAACATTGTTCGCGGCCTGACGGACGCGGAGCTGTCGGCAGCGGGTGTAACGCTGGTGTCTCAGCAGCGCCCTGTTAGGCGGCTTCAGATCCCTTCGCCAACACGGGCAGTTGTTCCCGACGACTTCGCGGACGACTCGGACATCCCGTTCTGAAAGGCAACTCCAAGAAACCCCTGTTATCCTGCCAACTCCGCAGGGACAGGGCTTTTTTGTGAGCACCAGGGATCAGGACATCCAAGACGCCGAGATCGTGCCCACCACCATCGGGCAGTACGTCCGGGCGAAGTTCGGGTATTGGGCGGCTCGCTGGGTGGGGATCATCAGCATTGGCGTTCCAGTGATCGCCGCGACAAGGGCGCGCACATATGGAAACGCAGCAGATTGGGTGCTGCCCACCATTGGAGCCTGGGCGATTTGCTGTGCCATAGCCGTTCTGGCAATTGTGCTAGCCCTGACCGCTGGCGGGTGGTGGCACACCCGCCGTTACCGTAGCCGCTGACTACTGACCCAGCTGGGCATTGGCCCGACTTTGGGCGCGCAAGACCTCCATCTCTTCCTGCGTCGGTGCTGCCCCAGGCTGGCCGCCAGTTACCTCGATCTCCAACGGCTCATCCCCTGAATCCGCCCGCACCGCCGCCACGCTGGCCAGGTACGCCGCCAGGTCATTGGCTCGCTTGCTTCCAGGTGGCAGCTTCGCAAGCTCGATCAGGCCCCGGCGCCCGTCTGAGTTCAACATCATCCGGGCCACGCCACGCAGCCCTATTACGGGCGAAGCAGCGCCAGCAATGCCCCTGAGGCTGGCATTCTTGATCGCATCCACGAAGCCAGTCGACGCCTGGACCACCTCAGCATAGGGGCCGGTACCGCTGAAGTTCGCCCCAAATTTGTCGCCCAGCCGGCGCGCAGCCTGCATCGCGTCCATCACTTCCGCCATCTCGCCCGGATTGAAGATGGCGCGCAACTGATCCACCTTGCCAGGCTTGTCGCCGCCTAGCGCCCGCATGAACCCGCTTGCGTTGAACGGCACGTGGTTGGCACCGCTCGACGTGGGGGCCGACTCCGCTGCGCTGAGTGCATCATCGACCAGCATTCGCTTGTACTGCTGCCAGGTATCAGGTGCATTCTTCTCCATGAAGTCCCGCACCATATTCAGCTCAGATGGCTTCATCGACCCCATCCGCTGAATCACCGTTTCTGGCGGCAGGGTATTCACGGTCATGAAGTCTTCGACGTTGTATTCGTCGCCAAGCAGCCGCTTCAGAGGGCTGTTCTTCACGGCCTCAAGCAGCTGGGAGTGGCGGCGGTAGTCATCATTGGCCTGCTTCAGCATCTCGCTTGGACGAGTTACCTGCACGCCTTCCGGAACCGGGATTTGCCGACCAAAACCGGCTGCTTCGTCAATCCTTCCTGCAGCGGCGTCCATGTCATCGGAAATGGCACCATACATCCGCGCGGCCAGGCGACGGTCCACGGCAGGGTTGATGTCCTGGAATACGTTGGCACTACCCCTTGCGGCGGCGCCATAGGCCCCTCTCGAGCGGCGTGCAGCGTCGAGCGACACACCTGCGCCCTTCTGCATGATCTCGTCCAGCATCGCCTGGGCTTGCGCTCGGATCTTGCCGGATTCTGCGCCAATCACATCGCCATATTCCCCAAGGATGTCCTGCAGCACCTTCTTGGTGGTCGCATAGTCCACCACCGGGCTGTCCCCGACCATGTCGCGAATGGCGCCAAACTGCCTGGCTGCCGTCTGTTCGCGGCTCTCGGCAATCTGCTCCACCGCTCTGCGCACGGTGTTCTGGATGCCCTCGCCAATCCCTTGCGGCGAGAGATCGTCACGGCTGATACGGTCCATCACGTTGCGCACGTTCTGGATCGCTTGGTTCGCGATCCGCTCGTCCGCTTGGAACGCGGTGTCTGCCGAGAAGACACTCTGCCGAGCCATATTCTCCATGGCGGTTTGGGCCTTGCCGCCGGAAACCATGCCTGGCGTAAAGTCGATTCCGGTTCGCTGCGCGAGCGCCTCGCTTTCAGCTGCATAGGGCGTCTTGTTGGCCCGGTCACCAAAGTAGTTCATCACGCGGGCAAGCGTGTTCGAGGGCAGCACTTCCTCCGCCACCCGCATTACGCCGCGGCCGGCCGCCGACAGGCCACCACCAAACGCGGCGCCCAGCGTGCTGTTCTTCAGGCGCTCTTCATTGCTGACCACAGGCTGCAGGCTGCCTTGAAATGCACCGGCCAAAGCGCTCTGTCCGATGGCGCGCGCGGCACTGACGCCCCTGGCTGCAACTCCCACGCCGCCCATCGGCGCCGCACCGGCAAAGGCGCCAACAAGATCACCCACCTTACCGGCTCCGGTCGACATCAGATCTTCATCGCCGGCCCTGCGCTGGGCCACATGCTCTCGCATTGCCTTCTGGGGGCGCAGCAACGTCTGCTCAACCTGTGAGGCGATCTCTGGGTTGATGTTGGCGAAGATGTCAGCCAAGGCGGGAATCGGGCGGCTGGCCTGGTCAACCACAGCCTGGGCAATGCCCTCCCCTGCGTCCGTGAGGCCCTTACCAATGCCGGCCCGGAAACGATCAAGGCCACTCATCGCATCCGTTGCGCGGTAGGCGGGCTCGGGCTGCGCTGCAGCCGGCGCCGGAAACTGCTTCTGGATGACAGCCTCGATCTCAGCATCGGGCATGCCGTCCGGGAATTCGGCGATGGTGCCGTCGGGCAATTCGATCTCGATGGGCATTACTCGATCCTCCCGGTAGCCGGGTTGTACCGGCGACGTGTGCCGGGAGCTGGTGCCGGGGTTCCACCGGGAGGTGGAGTTGCGCCAGAGAACACATCGTTGGCAGCGGGCATCGAAGACCGCAATAACGATTCAACCAAATTGGACTGCACGCCGATCGGCTGCCGGAAATTGGGCACCGTTACGCGCGCCCCCTCCACGTCCGAATTGGTGATGGGACCGGTTGGGTCGTTGATCATCGCCTGGCCACGCGCCGCACCCTCGCTGTAAGGCGACGAGTCCTGATTTGCCCATTCGGACAGAAGCGGAATGTTGCCCAGAATCCTGCCCTGGAAAAAGCGCTCCCCCTTCCTCCGCATCAGGTCGGCAACAGCCTGCGGTCCGGTCAAGCCGCGCTCCGGGTCGCCCTCTGCGAGCAGGCGGTTCACTTCGGATCGCGCCGTTCCAGTCTGGGCTGCCACCTGATTGAGGACCATCTCTCGCTGGATGGAGGTGCCTGCGATCTGCCGGCCGTTCATGCCGCCGCCTGCAGCTGTACCCGCGCCGACCGCGCCCGTTGCCGGCTTCCCGCTAGGATTCCAGCGGCCGGCACGCTCCAGCGCAAACTGCTCCTTCGCCAAGTTCAAGCGTTCGCGCGTGGCGTTGGCAGTGGCATAGCTGCTAGCGGCGCTGGCATGGGACGCGGCTGCCGATGCATCGCTCTGGCGAATATCCGCCCTGCCCTGCTCCGTGGTGCTGACGCCCCCGCCGCCTTCCAGGAACACATTGCCCAGCAGGTTCTGGCCCTCAATCTTGGCCAGCTGCTGCGGCCCATTCGCAATGCCCATCAGCGCCGCGTTGGCACCACCCCAATCGCCGGCGAGCGCGCGCGAGGCTGCGTCGCCACGGAAGCCCTGCTCCTGCACGTCGCCGGTGTAGCCAGACAACTGGCGAGGATCAATGCCGGCGGCAAACAGGGTGGCCAGGTCGGCAGGTGCATCCAGCTTGGTCAAAGCGCCCGGCAGGTTCGCCCGCGCATCGGCTTCGGATTTCTTGATTCGAGCCTGGGCAATCAAACCCTCCAGCTGCGCCGCCCTGGTCTGCCCGCGTTGATATGCAGCCTCAGTATTCAAGCCGCCGCCGAGCACCCGCCCGAGTTCATCCCAGCCAGCCATTACGCGCTCCTCCACAAAGACGGATCACTAAACCAGCTGCCCGCGTTGTTACCGAAGTTCTGCGTGCCACCGGCAGCCGCGCCGGACATGCCCCCGGTGCCCGCTGTACGCCCCGCCATACCCTGTGCCGCGCCGCCCATCAGCTGGGCAGCCACACCCGCCCACGGATTGGCACGAACGTTGCGCAGGCGCAGTTGGGCCAGGTAGTCGTCACCTGCCGCCTTGCGCCCGATCAGCCCCAGCTCGCTCCGCAGGCGGTCACTGGATTGCGCCTCCTGCTGCCGCTGCTGCGCCGGTGCATCAATGCGAGCCATCAGATTGGCAGTCTTCGCGGCGTAGTCGCCAACGCCAAGGGCTGCATCGTTTGCCGCCTGCTGATAGGCGCCGCTGACGGCACCCACCTGCCCCAGGCCACGCGTGGCGCCAGCCTGTGCCGCACGGACCTGGTCCAAGTACTGCGCGGCCGCGCTACCCCTGCTGTCTTCACTGGTGGAGGCGGCTGCGTTGCGCAAGGTGTCGGACACGGCACGGTCAGCCTCGGCCTGCCGGGCCGAATTCTGCTGAATCTGCCCGGCCAGGATGTTGTCCTGACGTTTTGCGACCTTCCGCTGCTCGGTGTAATTGATGCCGGCGCCAAGCGCAGACATCGCCAACGGGATCCAAATTGCCTCAGCGCCCATTACCGACCTCCCTGGCCGAACCCGGCCGTGTAGAGCAAGTTGTAGATATCGCGATTGCCTCGCCGCTCGGCCGCATTGTTCCTGCTGGTCTCGTAGATCTTCGACAGGCCGCCGAACACATCGCCCAGGGCGTCCGAAGTCAGGCTTGCATTGGCTCCGGCAAGGTTGGCGCGCAAGCTCTCCGCGGCACGCGCCCCGCCGGTGGTGGTGTCCGCGCCAGACTGCGCCAAGCTGATCAGATTCATCCGGCTTTGCTCGTCCGCGCTGCGCAGATCGTTTGCTGCACCTTGGGCAAGTCGGTCAGCAGACAGCACCCCGCGCTGGAAGTCCTCGCCCAGCTGGCGATTGGCATCAACTGCCGCCGAACCGCCGGATAGGCCATTGCGCGCCATCGCGAACTTCAGGCTGCGGTCCGCCGTCGCCTTCTGCCGGTCCAGGTTCTGGCGGTAGAAGCTGCGGCTCGCGCCGAGGAAGTCGTTGATGTCGGCCTCGCGCTGCGGGCTGCTGTAGATCTGGTTGATCTGCTGCACCGAGCGGTTGATGTTGGACTGACGCAAGCCTTCGGCCTGGTTCGCCTTGTTCGTCGCTTTACTGGAGCCGCCGCCGCCCATCACTCACCTCGCAGTCGAGAAAAAAAGGCGACGTCCTCGCCCCTTATGCCGTAATGGCGCCACACACCCTCGGGCTGAAACCCCAGCGACCGCTCGAACCATTCGATTGCCAGCTCCCGGCTGGTGATGGCGGACGTCTGTACCCGGTGGGTGCCCGATTCGAAGATGCGGTCGATCAGCCAGCGCGTGGCCTTGGTCAAGGAGCGCCACTGCCCGGCCCAGCCTTCAGCCGTGCCCACCATCCATGCCTGGTAGATGCCCGCGCCGGCGGGCTGGAAGCCACCGGCAGCCGCCGGGGTGTTGTCGTCGTTGAGGACGGTCACCGCATAACGCCCGCTTTGGTTGGCGGCATCGATAAACCAACGCACCGCGGCGTCTTCGTCGAACGCCTCGAGCCCGCTGAGCGCAATGAACTGCGCGCGCTCGTCCTCGCGCATGCGCTGCACCAGGTACATCAGGTGCTGGGGCCTGCAGGGGATCACATTCGAGGGAAGGCGGGCTGTTTTCATGCCGATATGCTCGGCCAGCCCGCTTTCGGTTCAACGGGGAATCAGGCCATCGGCCGACTGTCCTGCAGGTAGAGCTGGATTGCGTTCCACTGCCATCGCTCGGAGCCGTCATAGCGCAGTTCGACGGCCAGCGATGGTGCTGCCAGTGGCATCGGAATGACCATGCCGGGCACCGTGTCCGCCGGCACCACGAACCCGGGGGTGAACAGGCCGCCATTGGTCTGGTCGATGCCGAAGGACACCGACACGGCGCCGGTACCGACGATATCGAAGCCGTATAGCAGCTTCGTCACCCCAGGCTGCCCGAAATCCAGCCAAGGCCAACGGATCAGGCCCGGGAACGGCAACACGTCGCGCACCGGCAACTCGCCACCCATGTCCGCGAGGATCTCATCGCCGAGCACGGAATCGTCAACCCGATGAACGAGGTCTCCTGATCGCAGGTAGAGGGCATCCCCGGCGATAGCCCAATCCTCGACAGCGAACGGGAAGACATAGCGGGACCATGCCCCGACTTGGCCAATGCGGGTCATCGTGTAGACAAAGACCTCGGTGCGGTCGGGCTCATGCTGGGGGAACATCAACCAATACTGACCCGCCGCCGGGAAGTAGAGGCCCAGCGGGGGAATGGCCCCCAACATGGCTGCCTGCACCAGCGGATCGATGGGCATGCCCACATCGCCGGCCTGGAAGTTGGTGCTGCTGGCGGCGATGCCGACCGTGCGCACGCCCTGGGAGGCCAGGAAGAAGAGGTCATTCGACACAGCGGCCATCGCGTGGTGCTGGGTGCTGCCCATCGGCAAGGCATCCAGCAGCGCCATGCTGGCCGGGTCTTCATCGACCTGCCAGAGCTGAAACGCCTCCGCGTTGAACGGGATCAGGTTGCCGCGGTACAGCCCCATGGCCGCAACCGGGTTTGATCCGTAGTTCTGGAGGCCGGTCGGCAGGTAACCGGCATCGTCGGTCGTGCTCCAATCCAGCGGGTTGACCGTAGCGCTGTAGCTGACAATGTCGTCGTCGGCGCAGAACACCTTTGATGCGACGATGGCCACGATCTTGGTGTTCGGGCACTTGGGATCCTCCACGCGCCTGGAGATCGTTCGCAAGGTGGCGGTGCCGTCCTTCACCAAGCCGCCGATGTCTTCCACCCACTCCGGCTCGGTGTCGCCGGCAACATACAGCGGCTCGGCCTTCCATTCGACGCGGGTGGCGGAGATTGCCTCCCAGGTGACCTCATTGTCGACCACGGTCTGACCAAGGAGCGGCGGCCACGCCGGCTCGTTCGAGTCCGAGAATCCCGACTCAGCCTGGACCGCCTTGTACGCCAGATCCGCAGGCAGTCCGGAGAACGCACCCTCCACCCACAGATTGCCACCCCAGACGGAATGGTTGTGGTCCGCCACCGACCACAGCGCGATGCCCGTTCTGCAGTAGCTGGCTCCTGCCGGTGCAGTGGAAACGCAGGTGGACCGGTGCACCGCACCCCCGCTGCCATCATCGACCGGGTTGCCCTTGTCCACGCGCAGCAGCGTATCGCCCGCCCCGAACCAGTGAACCTCAACCCAGCCCCGCGTTGCGCCAGCAATCGACGCCCCCTGTTCGATCAGGCATGCGGCGGTGATCTTCTTGCCGACAGGCACAACCAGCTGCGTGTCGTTGAGGGCAAGGCCCTCGGCCACATTGCCCGGCAGCTCCACACACGTGCGCCAGCCGCCCTTCGATACGTGCCCCGAGTAGAAGGCGCCACCCGAGAAGTCCCAGCCGTTGGCGCCATCGGTGAACTCGCCATTGACCACCACCGCCGACGTCGGCGCAGGCATCGTGATCGGAACAACAATGTCGCCAGGCTGGTAGAGCGTCCCGGGCTGCCAAGTGGGATATGCCATTACTGTGCCTCCGTGCTGCTGGTGTTCTTGCTGCCGCTGCCATACCGATCCGAGACCGAGGGCGGCACTGCGGGAGGCGCCAGGGCATCATCCCCGTCAACCGCATACTGACTCCGGCCGCTGACATCCTCGATCACCGTCTCACCTGGATTCGTTGGCCACACCGGCTCAGTGGTCCCCGAACGCGGGCTGCTGCCGACAACATCGCTGACCACGTACCGATAGCCGTTGTCCGAAGTCGGCACCACGATATCGCCCACCTCGCGGGCCACGTTGGGTGCCCACGGCGCATAGCCGGCACGGTCGGACTCCACGCGATACACCAGGCCGTTATCGGTTGTGGGTCGAACCAGCGTGCCCGGCAGATAGATTCGACCCGCTACCCAGGGTTCCCCCTTCTCGAGCCAGTAGTGCCTCACCTCGCCATCTTCGAACTCGGCCACTACGTAGAGATAGCCAAGGAATGGCAGCGCAAAATGGATCTCCTTCAACGGCGTCAGCGGCGCGGTCGGATGCCGGATGACCTCGATCTCCACTCCGGGGTCGCTCGAAGGCGTCACGTTGTGGGAAAAGGCCACCCACACGTTGTGGAACCACACCAAACCCTTCGTGCCAGGCGGGAGCTCGACATCGATCCGTGTCCCAGGCCTGCATGCAATAGTGCGTGCCGCCGTCACGTAGCCATTGAGCAGGTCGTAGACCGAGTCCGCCGAGGCGCCGCCCTTGTCCCGCAAACGGGTGATGCCCGCCTTTACCGCAGTGAGTGCCTGGGTTCGCATGCTCAATCCTCCTTCAGCAGCGGACGCACGGCCGGCGGCTGCACGCAGCTCCCGGGGATGTACCGGCGCGTCTGGTGCGAGCCGGCAACACGGCTGCGCACGTAAGCGGTGGCCTGGCTGGCGTAGTTGGCGGCATCGGCCTGGCCGTAATGCGCCTTGGCGTTGGCCAGCGCCTGCAGGAACACGGCTTCGGGGTCGACCGTGAGCACGTCGTCATCTGCCTCCAGCGTGGTCGGGCCGAAATCCCCCTTGATGCGCAGCTGCCAGGCGTCGTCCGTGGGCGCCGGCCACACCTCGATGCACTGCCGGATCTCGTAGTGCGAGGGAATGCCAGCGGCAGCCGAGCCATACAGGACCGGGTTGATGCCGCAGACCAACGGACGCCAGCTCGAATCCCCTTGTGAGATCCCAACCCATTCGAGCTTGTCCGGGTTGAGAATGCGCGGGCAGTCATCCCGGTTGCCGTCGATATCGTAGAACCGCTGCCCAGCCACCATGTCCCAGGTGAACATGCGGCGCAGGCGCATCACCGAGTAGCGGTGGTACATCAGCTCATGCGTGCTACGGATGAAATCGTCCAGCAGCTCCGGCATGCCCGGCGGCAGCATCCCAATGCTGACCTGCACCGAGAACCCTAGCCGGCGCGCGAGACGGTTGCGCATCTGCTGCAGCGTGACCGTCGGCTGGCCGTCGTCGCACTCGCAGTTGTAGCGAGTACCAGGGGTTGGCGGGTCTGCCATCGGTGTGATCGAGAACTCGCCAATGCTGATGTACTGGTCAGTGACGTTCACGGCAGGGTCGCTGATCGGATCACGCCCCATGCCGATGGAGATGTAATCCCCGCCATCGGTCGAACAACTGAAATCAAAGCTCCCCGACTTCGGCAGTGTGTCGCTGGGCGAGTAAATCAGCTGGCTGTCGCCATAGGTGCCGCTGACGTACACAACGAAATAGAGACTGTCGCGGAACGAATCATAATTCGACACGTCGTAGGTAACTGTGCCGGCGACGATGTTCCCCGTGCCGGGACCATCAATCGTCTTTAGGTTGCCGTTGGGCCGTTCGGAGTGAACGCCGTCGATGTTGAAATGCCAGGCCCCATCCGTGAAGTCGGCGCCGGTGACGCTCCAAAGGTCGGGATTGTTCAGGAGATTGGCCATCAGCGGCTCCTCACTTCTCGGTCGATGGCAGCCGCAAGCTCGGCCGGAGAGGCGGTTTCGAGCACGGCAAGGTCAGGGCGACGGATCGCAGCAAGCTCACGGCGCGCGGCGCCGGCATTGGCACGGCGCTGCCTGCGGCTGCCGCTGTTGGTGTCGATCCGGTGGTTGTAGAGGCAGGCCGGCACGTGGAACGGCTCGCACATGCTCAGCAGGTACTGATCTGGGTAGAACCGGAAGCTGGCATAGCCGAGGCCTTGGACGAACTCCCGACGAAACACGGCCAGATGATGCCGCGACTCTGGCGCCGGCACTGTGCCAGCGGCGTGCACGTGGTTCTCGCCGGTGGTGACGGCCTCCACGCCATTGGCCAAGAAGTCCGCAAGAGCTGCGAATGCCTCAGGCTCCAACCAGTCGTCGTCATCCACATGAGTCACGTAGGGATACGAGCCCATGGCGTAGCCGTTCGCGCGGGCGCGCCCAAGATGCCCAACAACGCCAGGCAGGAAGTGCACGGCCACCGGGTAGCCAGCCTGCGCGGCTGAAGCCTCGATTGAGGCCCGGCACTGAGCAACGATCTCGGCTGGGGTGTAGGCCATCACCAGCACGTGGACATCAAGCATCTGGAATTCCTCCAAAGAAAAGGCCGGCCGGAGTCACCCCCGACCGGCCGCCGTCACCGCCGCCAGCGGGTCGGGTTACTGCTTGCGGGACTCGCTCTCGTCATCGATCGCGGCCAGCAGATCTTCACGTGCCTGGCCTTCGGTCTCTGCCGCTTCGATGGCAACCAGGTCCGCATCGGTCAGGTCCTTCAGCTTCACGGTGATCGAGGCCACATCACCGGCCAGCAGCTCGGCGAAGTCGGTCGCCGCCGGTGCGGACTTGCCGGCCTTGGCCGCAGCCTCGGCAGCCTTCTTCTCGGCCGCAGTCTTGGCCGGTGCGGTCGCCGGTGCGGACTTGCCGGCCTTCGGCTGGCGGTTGCCGATGAACTTCTCCAGGTCACGCTCGCGGTTGAAGTAGCGGGCGCGCGCCGCGTCGGAATCCGCATTGCCGCCGTACTTCTTGACCAGGCCGGCGAAGGCGATGCCGACATCGAAGTCGTCCACCTGCACTTCTTCGGTCGACAACTCGGTCACCAGCTCCTCGCCGTAGATCTCTTCGAGGATGGACTGCTCATATTCCGGCACGGTGGTCGGCAACTTGGTGCTGGCATCACGGTCGATCAGGAGCGTGACGAAAATCAGGGAGATGGACTTGGCCATTACTGCACGCCCTCCAGGGTGATGGGGCCGGTTGCAGCCGCGCCCAGCTTGACGAACTTCGGCAGGTCGGCGATCTCGACAACCGGGCCTTGCGTGGCGGTGGCGCTCAGCAGCGTGACCCAGCCGGCGTCACCGGTGGCCGGGGTTGCGCCACTGGCCAAGCCGGGATGGCCCTGCAGCAGCACGCCGGTGGTGACCGAGGCGTTCCCGCCCAGATGGGCCAGGCCTTCGCGCCCTTCCCCGCCCAGCAGCGGGGTCTTCTTCAGGGCGACGATGTTCGTGCCCTGTACGGTGATGGTGTTCGGCATTTCTTTCTCCTGGCCGGCGAGGCATCCCCGCCGGCACGTTGGGGGTGATCAGGCGATGCTGAAAACCGCGTTCGAGTTGCGCTTGCGGCAGGTCATGCCGTAGTCCGCCGTCAGGCCGAAGTAGTACGTGTAGCGGTCGTACACGCGCGGCGGGGTGCGGCGGATCATCCAGCGGCCCTTCACCGGACGCAGGCGCAGGGCCTTGCTGTTGAGGAAGTAGCCTCGCTTCTTCCACGGGTAGGTGATCGCACCCAGCTCTTCATCCAGAGCATCGAAGGTCGGATCCCACACCACCGGCACGCCCTTGAAGGCCAGCGCCTTGGTGCTCGGGTCCAAGGTCACGCCGCCGGTGGACGACTGGCCCAGGGTGATCTGGCGGCCCATGACCTTCAAGGCGTCGGCCTGGATGGCGTCGTACATCGCCGAACCCACCACGATGAAGTCGGGCGCGCCCAACTTGCCGTAGGTGATGGTCTGGCGCCACAGCGTTTCCATCGCGGAGATCAGGTCGCCGGGCGTCGCGGTGCTGATGCCCATCGAGGCCCAGTTACGCCACCACGGAGCCGTGCTTGCGTCGATGCCGCCGATCACACCGGCGTTCGGCGTGGTGCTGACCAGCGCGTCCAGGCCCGGCACGGCCTTGGGGTTGGCCGAGCCGTCCAGATGGATCTCGCGGTCCCAGTTCTCCTGGAAGCCATCCTTCAGCGTGGTCCAGCCTTCCTGCAGCTTGTCCACGATCTGGATCTTCTCGGCATCGGTCATCTGCGCCGACTTGTCGTCGGTCAGGATGATGCCGTTGTTGGCCAGCTCGGTTTCGTTGAGGCTGAAGCCGTCGTGCGCCTCGTAGTGCTGGTACGGCGCCAGACGCACGGTGTCCTTCCGGTTGAACGTGACCTGGTCGTCGCCAGAGAAGTTCTGGTAGTTGCTGTCGTTGGTGAAGCGCACCTTCTCGTTGAAGATGCCGTTGCCGAAGACCGTCTCGGTCTTCTTGCCGATCAGCCACTGTGCGAGCGGGCGCTCGCTGGTGAACTGGTCGATGGGGTCGTCAGTCGCATAGGACTGCATTTGGTAGTTGGCGCCGCTGGCCAACTGGGCGGGAGTCAAAGGCATATCGCACCTCGGAGGGAAAGAGGAAGCCCGAATGGGCGTGGTCTCTCGCGTTCCGAGGGCGCGACTCTCGTTTCAGCGCTACCGGCGGCGAACCCGGCTTACGTCACTCGCGATGCCGGCGTTGGCCGGCTGGATCGCAATATGCGCCAGCCGGCGTGCCAGTCAACGGGGTTATGCGGACGGACGCGGGGTTCCGGCCAGGTCGGCAGCAGCGTCAGCATCGGTCAGTACCGGGCGGGCCAGCTCGTCGCGCAGCCGGAAGCCCAGCAGCGGCCACACCTGATTCACCGCGTTCTGCCGGGCGATCTTATTGCCCAGCTCAGCGTTGAAGTTCTCGATGCTCACAGCAGCCGAGATGCCTTCTACCGTGAATCCGTTGTCCAAGGTGAGCTGGCAGACGGTACTGCGGCCATTCGGCAGAACCGTATACGTCTCGCCAACGATGGCCGCCTCCACGTCAGCAGGCGTCACGCGCGGCGCGGACAGGCCCTTGGCTTGGATTTCCTCTTCGATCTGCTGGTCGTTCATTGGTTGCTCCAGTTGTTGAGCACCCGCCAGATGGCGAGCGCGAGGGGATGGCGGCGCATCATCGGCCCTGCGCCTTGGCAGCCGCTACACCGAAGTCGAAGGCGTTCTCCTTCGTCGGCGCCTTGCTCAGGTCCACGCCGGTGGCGCGCGCGGGGTTGTTCGGTGCTGCTGCAGGCTGGCGCGGTGCAGGCGCTGCAGGCGCTGCAGCCGGTGCAGGCGCGGCCAGGTACGCCTGCTTGATGGCCTCGGCCCACTGCTGGGGCTGCATGGTCTTCTGGATGAAAGAGACCATCGGCTGGATGGCCTTGAACTTGGCCTCGAACTGCGGGTCCGCAGCGCGCAACTGCTGACCGAGTGCGCCGACCTGCTGCAGCGCGTCCTGATGAGCCTGCTGCGCCATGTCCTGATGCTCGGCCTGCTGCCGCTGGCGCTGCTGGCTGTCCTGCTGCAGCGCGGTGGCGCGGCGGGTACGAATCAGTTCCTCCGCAGCTGCGCGCGTCATGTCGCCGTCGGCCACCTGCTTGGCCAGCTCGGCATGCTCGGCCAGCGGGTCGTAGCCCGGCGCCGGTCGACCCAACTGCTTGGCCAGCCACGCCATTTCCTGCTGCATGAAGTCGTAGGCCTGCCCCATTGCAGCCGGGTCGCCGGAGTTGATCGCGGCCAGGTAATTCAGGGCATTGCCCATCTGCTGCGGGTCGGCACCGGTGGACTTGATCGTCTCTTCCCACTGCCGGCCGCGCTCGGCGTCGGGCCGCAGGGTTTCGACCTCGGCGGCGCGCTCGCTCAGTTCGCGGAAGCGCTTCTGCGTGCGCTCGTTGGCAATGCCCAGGTCCTTGATCTCGACGTCAATGGCGTCGGGCTGGCTGGAGGCAGCTGCAGCGGCGGCCGCTGCTGCGTCAGGGTCACCGGCCTGCTCGCCCTCAGCACCACCGGCAGACGCCGCTGCGCCAACGGCTTCGCTGCCGGCGGCATCAGTTTCAGCACCAGCAGCTGCCTGGCCCTCGGCGGCAGTAGCCGGCGCGCCGCCCTCCTCCCGCACCTCCTGTTCGCGGGCCACTTCCACGCCCTGGCTGAAGGCGTCGAGTGCATCGTTGTCGGCGGCGCCGTCATTGCTGGCGACGGTGGCCGCTGCTTGTGCAGCTGCTGCGGCAGAGCCGTCATCCTCGACGGCGGTGGTGGTGTCCGGTTCGTTGTGGTCAATACGCACGTGTGTCTCCTCGCTGGCGGCGTGTCGGGTCAAACAGGGGTGATTGCCGGCGGCGTCATCGCGGCCGGGTCTGGCATGGCATTGGGATCAATGGGCGGCTGACCATCCGCGCCCATCAGCGCAGGATCGGCAGCAGGGTCCATGGGCAGCCCAGGCATCTGCGGGGGCGCCTGCGGAATGAAGCTGTAGGGGTCGATGCTGGTGTCACCGGCGCGCTTCACGGTCTCGACGGCCAGCTGCTCGATGCAGTTGGCGATGTCCAGCGGTGAGGCGCCACGCATCTGGCCGATCTGGATCGCTGCCTGCTGCAGCTGGGGCAGCAGGATCGACCACTGCTGCTGGCGCAGCGCCGTCGCGGGCTTGCCCGAGGAACCGGCACGGATATCCACCTGGACCATGCTGTCCAGTAGCTCGGGCTCGGGCATGTTCACCCAGAAGGCGTCATCACCGGCCATGCCGGCGGCGTCCTCGAAGCTCAGGCCGTTGGGCGAGATGGCCAGCTCTGCGGTGTAGCGCGCAAAGTCCGACAGCATTTCGTCCAGGCTGTCGCGGGCGTAGCCGATGCGGGACTCGGTGCCTTGCTGCTGAATGTCCGCCTCGGTTGCGGTCTTGGCCACCTGGATGCTGGACGACAGGGCTTCCTGCACGCCCCAGATCATCTCCAGCTCGGCGCGGATGACTTGGGTGTCGTAGAGGGCCGGGTCGATCTGGTTGTAGCTGATCGGGAACAGCACCTGGTCAGGACGCTGCCCTTGCAGATCCAGCCCGACCATCTCGTTCGAAGAGGCATCTTCCAGCCTCTTGGCATCCAGAGGATCCATCGTCCCGCGGTCAAAGCCCGTCTTCGGGATGGCGCGGCTGCGATGGGTGCGGAAGTTGGTCCGCGTGCGGTTGTACTCATCCAGCAGCGAGCGAGACCGGTCGACCAGCGACTGCGGGTGCCGTTCGCCATCGTTCCAGATCACCGCCCAACTGAAGAACGGATAGAACCTGGTCGTCCGCTGCTCCGGCTTGAAGGGCTGGCGCAGGTAGCGCGGGCAGCCCTCAGCCAAGGTCAGCACATGGCCGGTTTCCTTGTTCCACAGCTCCCAGACGCACACGCAGGCCTTGCTGCTGTCTGTGGCGCCGGCCGGGCCCTTGGTGAACGCATCTGCCTGCTCCGCGCCGGCAGCACCGCCGAAGCCAGCACCGTCGGCCGTCTTGCCTGGTACGCGGAAGTAGGCCGTCGCAGATGCAAGCAACTCTGCCGCGTCTGGGTACGTGGCCTTGGCCTTCTCCACCAGCATGAACAGTCGCTGCGCGATCCACGGGCTGTCCACGTAGTTCTGCAGGCAGGCACACTCGGGCGCCACCTGGATATCGTCGGCCCGCACGAAGTCGATGCACAGGGCGTTGAAGATGATGCGCTGCGCCTCATCCTCGGCCTGCTGCAGGCGTTGCTCAAGCTCAGCGCGTTGCGCCGAGTCGTCGCCCACGATGCCCTCAGCAAGGTCGGCCTGCAGCTGGCTGATGGCGGCCAGGCTGGACTGCAGACCGGCGATCTCCTGCTGCAGCGCCGGGTTGTTGCCGGTCTCGCGGTGCCATGCGCCCTTCATCCAGCCGATGCCCACGCTCAGGCCCGAGCGCACCAGCGGATCGGCAGCGGCCTTGAGCTTGCCCTTCTTCCACAAACGGCCGATGACGATCTCCAGCGTGGTGGCGAACGCCTTGGCATCCGCCTTCACGCGTGCCGAGACGGCTTCGGCCAGGTCAACGCTGGTATCCGGGTCGCGGGCGTACAGGAAGGTGGTCAGGATGCCGACATAGGTGCCGGCGATAGGCACGCGCACGTCGTAGACATCGGCGTTGGCCCGCTCCTGGCAGTACGTGCGGTCCTTGGCATAGCCCTTGCGCGCGTCCTTGTCGAACTCGCGGGCTTCCTCGATGCGCTTGAGCCAGGACTTGACCGCGCCCTCCTCCTCCAGCGTGGCAGCTGCGCGGCGCTCGGCTTCCGCCTGCTCCAACTCGTCCGCTTCGATTGCCTCCACCAGCTGGTCGCCGGGACCGGTCATAGCATTTCCCTCTTTCGTTGCATTGCGTCGGCTGCGGCGTCGCTGTATTCGAGCCATTGGCGGCTATGAGGCGTGATCACCCGAGGCCGTTCAACGGAGCTCGGCGGGCGTGCGCTGGCCACGGCCGGGAAACGGCTGTGGATGAAGTAGCCCAGGGCGTCCGGCGGATGGTCAAAGCCGGTGGTCTTGTCGGGCATGCCATTGGCATCGAAGGCCTGTTTCTCCAGCGCCTCGGTCAGCTTCGGACAGCCAATGGGATTCACCCGTAGCCGTCTGGTGCCATTGGCGTTGCACAGCATCGCGTTGACGCTGACCACGCGGGCGCGAATGCGGGGGTTGGATGGCGGCACGCGAACCACGAAGCCGGCGGCCCGCAGCAGGCCCAGATCCGACACGCTGGCGTTGTTGGTGTGCGTGCTCTCGCCGCTGGCATCGGGGTAGACCGCAATCTGACGATCCCCGAAGCGCTCGCGCAGCGCCTGGATCATTGCCGGCGTATCGCGCACCCCGGTGAACTCTTCCAAGGCATAGGGCTGCCCGGCGCGGATGACGCAGGCTACCGCCGTCATGTTGAGCACGTTGAAGTCCATGCCCACGTGGATCCGGTCTTCGTCGTTGATGGTGGCAAGCGTGCCGTTGAGCTTCCGGTCATAGGCTGGGTACACCGAGCCGCTGGCCAGGTTCACGAACAGGCCGTTGATGTAGGCCTTCACCAGCTGCGCCGGGTACGTCTCGAACAGGGATTCGATGTAATCGTCGGGCAGGTTCGCTTCGTTGTCGTAGGTGCTGGCGTGCACCTTGCCGTAGAGCTCGGCCTTCTTCGGGTCCTGCCCGGGGATCTGCTCGAACTGCTCGTAGACGAAGTTGAAGCCCTCAGGCGTGGTCGTCACGTCGATGCCGTTCTGCAGACCGTCGGCCTTCACGCGCAGGCGGGCAATGATCTTGCGCCAGGCTTCGTGGGCCTTCTGCTTCTTCAGCGTGTCGATCTCATCGACCAGGGCCTTGCCGACCTTGAAGCCCACGATGCTGGCCGGCTTGTCCATTGAGCGACAGATCACCGTGCCGCGGTACTGCCTGCCGGCGTAGAGGTGCGCTTCCTTGTTCGACTGGTTGATCTGGGCACGCAGGCCCCAATCGAAGGCCACTTCCTCGATGGTCGGATAGAAGATGTCGCGGATCTGCGGGTAGCTCGGCGCGAAGTAGCCGGCCGGGATGCGCGGGAACTCCCACGCGTGCCGGCACAGGGAGCCGCAGCCCACCCAGGTCTTGCCCGAGCCGAAACCACCGACAAACGCCCGGAACTTATGCGGCAGCTGGAGGAATGCCGCCTGCGGTTCGTTAAGAGTTGGCACGTTTGCGGCCGCTCACCACGGTGACCGTCACGGCTGCCGGCGGCGGTGCGTCGTCGTTGAAGCCCTCAGGCTTGTCGCGCCAGTGCTCCGGCTTGCGGTTCTTCAGCCAGAAGATCATCGCCGTGGAGTCCGGCGGGTAATGCTTCATCACCGGCGTGAGCGTGACCTCGCCCAGGTAGCTGCTGACGTGGGTGTCGGCGTGGCTGTAGCCGGTGGCGCGCTCGAACAGCGCCCGCTCCACCCGCCCGTCAGCCTCGGCCTTGCCCAGCCTTAGGGCTTCCGAAAACTCCGGGTGCTTGAGCTTCCACAGGGAGACGGTGGACAGAGCCACCTCGAAGAACGCGGCCACCTCAGGGTCGGTGCAGCCCTTGTCCGCGAGGAACTTGGCCTGCTTGGCGAACTCGGGCTTGTACTTGGTGGGCCTGCCGCCTGCGCCCTTCTTCTTCGCCTGCGGCTTCTTCGCCACCTTCTTTGCAGCGGACTTGATCGCCTTGGGCGGCATCATCAACCCCCTGCAGCAGCGAATCGCCGATTCCCGGAAGGCATGGCGTCATCGAGGGTCATGGCCCCCGACCGGCCGCACGCGGCCCCCTCCGTGTCGGCTGCGGGCTGTTGTCGACACCTGCCCGCTGGTCGTGCCGGTACCCATAGCGCCCCGGCCGGCGCTCCGTGATGTGCTTCGATGGTTGTGGGCGTCTGGCGGTCGCTCATGCCGCCATTACGCGGCAATGGCCATCTCATGCAACGGAGGGAATACCAGCTCCAGCTGCACCGGCTTTGGCTCGCCAGCTGCAGGCGGCTCATCGACCAGCGCCCCGGCTGGCAGGTGGAACCGGATGTCCTCGGCCAGCACTTCCAGGTCAGGGACCGTGGCATTGCCGCCACCCATAGGCAGCTCGGCGTAGATGCCCATCACGATCCCGTAGTGCTCAGCGTAGAACTTGTCCGTCCTGGCCTCGCCAGCCATCAACAGAAACACCTCGCCCTCGGCATTGATGGCCACGATCGTCCCTGCACCACGCGCATACAGCGTCTGCCGGATCCGCTTCTGCAGCTTCCCAGCCAACACCTGTAGCGTGGCGCACTCGGCCAGGCAGAACGCCGGCTTGATGCGGCGCTCCACCTGCCGGCGCGGCGTGGGATCTCGGTTGCTGTCGTGATTCGGCGTGGCCATCGTCTCCTCCTGCCCTATCCGTCTCGCAGCTCGTCCAGTACTTCGGCGTCCAAGCGGAACGCCGGCAGCCGACCGTCTGAGTCGCAGCTGCCCTGCCGGTCCTGGTTGCGTGCGCAATGGAACGTCCCGTCCGTCAGCTCCCGGAACTGACACACCGAGCACCGGCCCAAGCGGCGGACTCGGGCCTTGTAGCGCTTCCACATGCGGTCGGTGCTCAAGCGGCGACCCCATCCAGAAGCGACGGTGCCGCGGCGAGGAACTCGATCTCAACCTCGACCCGTGCGCCCTTCTCGTCCGGCTCCATCCGCTCCTGCAGGATGCGGCGGTGCTTCTTGTCGTCCACCCAGGCCACGCCGTTCAAGGCATCGGACAGGACCTTTTCGCAGTTGCCCAAATCGATGCACTGGACAGTGTCATCCCATGTGTACGGGTCCTTGCGTGCCCGCTTCGCCCAATCCTGCGGCCGGTGCGGATACAGGCGGATGGTCAGGTGCACCCGCCCGGCGTGAGGCTGCCGAATGCCGGCGGCGCGAGCGATGGCTGCCACCGTTGCCTTGTACTGCTTGGCCTCGTCGGTCACGTAGGTCATCGCCAGCGGCTTCGGCTTCTTCGGGATCACCCGCGTGGCCCAGTACCGGTTACTGGAAATGGGGTACGGTAGGATCAGGGTGATCATGCTGCTTTCCTTTTGTTGAGCCGCTCCAACGTCACGTTCAGGGCCTTCAATTCATCCATCTTCATGACCGTCCACATGCGCTTCTGGCCGTGCCAGCCGTTGAAGCTGCCCTGGTGGCAGTCCTTGCACAGGGCCACGGTCGTGAAGTGCTGGCCCTGATTGATGTGGTGGGCATCGCTGGGCGGCGGCGCATCGCAGACGCTGCAGGGGAGCCACTTCACGGCTTCCATGTGATCGTGCTCGGCCGGCGTGATTGGCTTGGCGTTCTTGGTCCTCAAGCCGCCGCCCTCCGATTCGTCCCGGCCATCTCCCAAAACTCGGCGCGCACCGCGTCGAGCATCACGTGGCTGTAGCGCTTGCCGATGTGCTCGGTGATGCCGTCGAACAGGATCTGAAAACGGTCCTGTTCCATCTCATCGAATGACAGGCTCTCGGCCTGCATCACCATCAACCGGCCCAGCCCAGGGATATCCATCTCCATTTCCTCGCAGCAGGTGCCGGACTCGCGCTGCAGGCGCTTGACCGCATCGTGGCTGCCGAGCTGTTCCCAGCCTTCGACGTTGTCGACCATCAGCTGCCCGATCTTGTGGATCAGCCGGTGCTGCCATTCCTCGCGGGGCTGCTTCAGCTCGGCGCGCACCTCGCGGCCGGTGTGGAACCTGCGCTCGCGCAGCAGGCGGGCGTCAACCTCGTTCGCCGGCACCAGGCACCCGACCAGTTCACTGGTGACCGGGTCCATGAGCTTGCGCACCAGCAGGTACACCGGCCGCCGGGCGCGCTTGGCGCGGATCTTCTTTGCTGCTGGGGTGAGGGTCATTGGTCACCTGCCCTTGCGGCTGCGGCAGTGGTAGCAACGGGAACGCTCCGCGCGCGGCGCGGTGCCGGCGGCTGGTCTAGGTAGTCGGCCTGCAACTCCGGATCGAGGAAGCGCATAGTCTTGCCGTCGAAACCGAGATCGAAGCGGCCACACGGGCCGTGCCGATTCTTCTCGACGTTCAATTCAGCCTTGCTCGGATCGCCGTTCTCGCGGTCGTAGACCCAGTGGCGGTACAGGAACGCGATGATGTCGGCCTCGCGCGTGGCCTCATCGCTGTTGGCGATGTCGCCCAGGCTTGGCCGCTTGCTGCCGTTCCGGGTATCCACCTCGGCCTTGACCTGCGCCAGCACCACGATTGGGATGTCCAGATCGCGCGCCAGGGTCTTCAGGGTGCGGGCCACCTCGCCCACCTCCTCGGCCCGGCTGTTCGACCGCGGCACACGGATGCGCTGAAGGTAGTCGACCCACGCAATGCGGACGCCATGCTCCTGCTTCCAACGACGGATCGTGCGGACAACCTCATCCAACGTCGGCGCGCTGCGGTCGTAGATGAAAACGCTGCGGCCAATGAGCCTGCGCATGCCGGCGCTGAGCTGCGGCCATTCCTCAGCGGTGAAGTCACCACTCCGTAGCTTCTCGGCGGCCACACCAGACTCGCCTGAGATTCCGCGCGACGCGAGCTGCCTGGCCGACTGCTCGCCGGAGATGATGCCCACCGGGATGCCGAGGCCTCCCTGGTGGAAGGCGCAGTTCACCAGCAGCGCAGTCTTGCCCATCGACGGGCGAGCGCCGATGAAGATCAGGTCGCCGCCGTGCGCACCACCCAGCCGCTTGTCCGGTCGGGTGAAGCCATACGGCACGCCGCGCACCTCGCCCTTGTGCGCATAGGCATCCTCGGCATCGCGCCAAGCCTCGCCCAGCGCCTGCTCCAGCGTGTGCTCGTAGCCCATGCGGCTCTTGGTCAGCTGCATCAGCTCGCGGATGGCGTCATCGAGGATCGCCACGGATTCTTCGCCGTCCGGGTTCATGCACTTGCCGATCAGCGCGTCACCGATGTCGATGGCGCGGCGCATAGCAGCGCGCTCGCGAATGAGGGCGGCGTGCTCGGTGACGCTGGCCACCGTGAAGCCATTGGCCTGCAGCTCGATCATGTAGGCGTGGTCGGCACGATTGCCGATGCCCTGGGACGCCATCCACTCGCCCAGGTACACCGCATCACACGGCTTGCCCGTGGCTTCAAGCTTCAGCATCTCTCCCCAGAGCACCGAGTGATCCCGGCGGAAGAAGTCGCCCGGCTCCAGGTTCGAGCGGGCAATGGCCTCGGGATAGTTCATGCAACCGCCGAGCACGTACTGCTCCGACTCGATGGCCGTGGGCAGGCTGCGGCCGTGCTGGCCGTGCGAGCGCGGCATGGCCATCACAGCAGCTCCCGGGTATCGCCACCGGCACCGAGCTGCGCTGACGCCTGCATGCCCTGCCCTCCGTCGCGAGCAAGCCAGTCAGCGCGCAACGCTGCCCAGCCGCGTTCGCAGCAGAGCCGAATGGCAGACTCCAGGGACAACCCAGCCTTGCCCGCCTCACGCTCCAGGCCTGCAACCGCCGTTCCCGTCAGCGGGAGTTTCTTCGCCTGCCTGACCGCCACGAAGTCGGCTACCAGTTCGGCAGGCAAACCGGGTAGCAGTTCGACGGCTGCTGCCAGCGATTTACCCTGACGGTTGCTTTTGACGGTTCTTGATGGTTCTTGACGGTTAGTGTCCGCCTGGCGAACCGGTATGGACCGGGAGGCGGACCGGTTAGGTTCGGGAGGCGGACAGGTCCCGTCCGGCAGGCGGACCGGTTCGGCAGACGGACTGGTTCGCGAGGCGGACGGGTTTTGGTACTTGGCCGGGGTGATTGTGTAGGTCGTATGGCGACCGTTATCCCGGTTCGCGGATACCAATCCAGCCTCCTCCAACCACTGGATCGCGGCGATCACCGCCGTCTTGCCGAAGCAGGTCCGGACGCAGATCGTCTGGATCGACGGCCAGCACTCGCCATGGTCGTTCGCGTTGTCCGCCAGGGAGATGAGCACCGCCTTGGGAGTCGGTGGCATCTGTAGGCCCCAGCAGGCGGACATGATCAGGGTCGACATAGGCTTAGGGCCACTTCACCCCGGCCCGCTCCAGCAGCGCCGGGAGCGTGTCGAGGAGCTTAGTGATCTGGGCAATGGCCTCACCGTGCGCCGCTTCGGGTGAGGTCATGTAGCGTTCGATCAGGTAGTGGATAGGGCTGATGTCGCCCTGCGTGCGGATGTAGCTCTCCAGCTCATCGATGGTCATCCCACGCGGTTTGCCGCCACTGTCCTGCCCCGCTAGCTTCTCCGACAGCTTCGACGGCGACAGGTCCATCTGCCCCGCGACGGCAACCACGCCTTTCTGGTGGACCTGCACCAGCAGGTGTTCGCGAAGGCTTCGGGAGCGCTGCGTCAGGCCGTCCTGATATGTGATGCTGAGGTGTCGCATTGGTGCCTCGTTGGGTTCTTGGGAATCCTTGGGACGACGTGTTCCCCGGTATTCCCCTGGATGGTTCCGAAAATGGCCGCACCCCTTCATGGAGCGCAGCCAGTGCGGAAATCAGTTCAAGCGGCCGGAGCGAACGTCGTAACGCTTCAGCGGATGTGCGGCCGGATCTACGTGATCAGCCGCCGCGGTGATCGGGTGCATGCGCGCCTGGTCGAGCCGCGCAAACGGGAGCGCCCCACCCTGCCCGGCGTCGTTGTGCCGTTCCCGGGAGGGCGTTGAGTGGCCAGGGCAATGGGCGCCCGCCTGCCGGTAGGATTGGAGGTGCAACCCAACCAAACCACTACCGGAGGCGGACATGGATTTCAGTTCAATCAGCACGGCGATTGCCTCTCTCAAGACCGCCCAGGAGATCGCTGTCAGCGCCCTCAGCGTCAGAGACTTCAATCAGTCGGCTGCTGCAATTGCGCAGATCAACGAGAAGCTGCTCGCAGCCCAGCAGGGTTTGCTCGCTCACAACACCATGTTGCTGCAGCTGCAAAGTGAGTACTTCAATGCCACAGAGGAACTGCGAAAACTCAAAGAATCCATCGCGAAGAAGGACAGCTATCCGCTTGTCGATCTCGGAATGGGTGCGCTCGCATACGCTGTGCACGTCGACACTGCCGGGCATGGCGATCCAAAAGTCGCGGAGCCGCAGCACTACATCTGTCAGATCTGCTGGGACCGGGACGGGGTTCGAAGCGTCCTCCAGCGACCGGCCCGGTACAATTCCGAGCTCCGCCGGGTATGCAACAACTGCGGTAAAGAGCTTCTTATCGGGACTCGCGCCCCGGGTAATGACGCAACGGCGCAAGCCGGGACCATCTATAACCCGCTCCCCTGACTCGGTGATGTGGTGGGCGCGCTGGCAATTGGGCGCTGTGGCGTCCATCTCAGGCCGCCTCCCCTTCGGGGGCTGGGTTGAAAAGGTCGGGTCGCCTCTTTGCAGCGCGCCAGCACCAGGCGTCCGGCATCTGGTCTCCTTCTGCGCGCCCTGTCAGAGACTGCTTTGGGAGGCCAAGGAAGCGGGCGAACTCGGCGTTCGTTTCGATGCCGAGGGCGGCTTTTGCGTCAGCGATAGTCGGGTTCATTGTCCAAGTAAATCACTGTTTACTTGCGGCGGTCAACCCGAAGTTACCGCCAAGGGTCAATCATTAGTTACATGACTATCGGTGACCGACTCAGGCAGCTCCGCGAGGGCGCCGAAATGACCCAGCCCCAGATGGCCGACATCGTCGGCACATCGAAGCAGTACGTTGGCCGTTTGGAAAAAGGGCACAACCAAACGCCGAACGGCATCTTTCTTGAAGGTTGGGCGCGATACTTCGGCGTCAATCTGCGCTGGCTTTCAACTGGCGAAGGTCCGCGCGAGGTAATGGCATCCAAGCAATCTCATCTTGCGCGACCGGACCCGGTCATTCTTGTTCAGACGCTGGATTTCCTAGATCAGGCCTTCAGTTCACTCGGCAAGCACTTCTCAATGCGAACAGAAGCAGACCTCTTTGCTGACGCGTATGCATGGCTTGCCGAAGACGAGAGACCCGTAGACCAGCTGAATTTGGTGGACTTTGCCCAATGGCGGGCGAATCGTGATTCCGAAAAGGGGAGCAATGAGCAAAGCGGAGGATCTGCTGGTCAAGCTGATGCAAAGAATCGGCGCCGCGCCGCCAGCTAAAGGGGCGGCTGCGGAGTGTGGCTACCTTGGAAGAATGGATGAGGTAACCCGGCAAAGTCACATTCGTTTGATTAGGAGCATCGTCAGGGCATATCGCCCATTTGGAATGCAGTTGCTGGTTGACCAAGCAACCATTGGTAAATCGCGTGTTGAGGACTTGGACGACGACTCCCTCATCAACCTTCACCGAGATATAGAACGCGCATTGGAGTGCATCCAGGATGGAATTACGTTCACTGAGGCGGGCCTCATTCGCACCCGTTTGTCGTAGCCGCGCAATCCTAATTGGCACATCTGCTCTCCTACTGCTCCTGGTCGCGCCAGGCTGCCAGGACCGTCGTGTAACGGCAGAAGAAGATTCGAGCCTCCCCTCTCCCGCCGCCCCGGCGGGTCACTATCAAGGGCCCGATGAGCCGAGCTATTCTGACTCAACCATAGAAGACGCAGAACGCGCTGCTGCAGAAGCACAAGCTGCCGCCGACGCCGCGTTTGCCGCAGTCAGCACAGAAGCCCCCTATATTCATTCAGGTCGTGCTTATTCGACCCCGTGCACCGATGACTGTTCAGGGCATGACGCGGGCTATGCATGGGCTGAACAAAATTCCATCTCCCATCCCGACGAATGTGGCGGCAACTCCCAATCCTTCGTAGATGGCTGTGAAGACTACGGACGTGAGCAACAGGCATCCCGGATCGAGGATGAGGGATGCGAAGACTGGGATGAAGACGGCATCTGCGACTAGCAGCTCTCCCTAAGACACCCGGTCCCCAGCCGGGAAGGTCTTTTTTTGCGTCGCGAGTAAATTATCGTTGACTGCTGCAAGTAACCCATGATTTACTCATCCCCGTCGGCCCGCCCGGGCCATCCACGGGGCAAGAGACATGGCTACGGCCTACGACCACTGGAAAACCACCGACGACCGGATCAGCGCCCGTGAACAGGCCCGGGCTGAGTTCGTCGCCGAGCGCACCACCGAGCTGACCGAGCAGCGCCTGAAGAATGAGGACCTGGTCGCCGACGCCCTGAGCGAACACATCGGCTACGAGGAAGGCGGCGAAGCCCTGCTGACGTCGCTGGCCCGGTTCCGTTCCGCCTACCACCTCGCGCAGACCGACTGCGGCATTGCCGAAGCAGCCCGCCTGCTGGCGCTGGATCTGGACGAAGCGGCCAAGGGCCCCATCGCCCGGGACGCCAGTTCCGACGCCGAGCACGAAGCGTTCAAGGCCGAGCAGGCCGGGCAGGAAGCGCGCTATGGGGTGGCTGCATGAGCGCCGTTATCCGTCCTGCATTCGGTGACCGCGGTGCCATCCGCAGTGCCGAAGTCGCCAACGCCACCTTCTCCCGTGCCCTGCAGCTCGGCTATGGCCGGGTGACAGCCGCCGCCCTGTCCCGACAGGCCAAGGCCGAGGCGGCGCACTGGGAGACGCCGAGCGAGGTAGCGATGCGCCTGGTCCGCCCGAAGTCGCAAAGCGCCACCGTGCCCTGCAGCCGGCCGATTGGCCCGGACGGTGCTGCATGAGCGGCCGTCGCGAAGCCGCAGGCCTGTCGGTGTTCGCCGCAGCTGCCTGCCTGATCCTGGGCGCGTTGATCGCAGTGCTGGTGAGCGCCGGAGGTGCAGCGTGATCCGCCTCGCCGTCTACGGCCTCCTGCTGGCCTTCTTCGCCGACATGTTCCGCAAAGCGGTAATGGTGCGCGCCGACTCGTTCGTGCTGCCCATTTTCGCGATCTGCATCTGGCTGCTGGTGCTGATCGTCCGCCGCTGGCGGCACCTGTACCGCCGACTGACCCGCAAGCGCACCGCTTTTATCCGCCCGCGCAGCTTCCCTTCCCAGCGCAAGCGCGACATCCGCTGATTCCCCGCTGGCCAGGCCGGCATACCAACGAGGCAATACCCATGTTTGGACTCGAACAACACGTGGTGAAGATCACTCATGCGTCGCTGACCGCTGAGAACCACGGCAAGGACAACCACGCCACCGGCATGACGCTGAAGTTCAAGACCAGCGTCAGCCAGGAAGTGCTCGACGTCTTCAGCAAGAAGCTACGCACCACGCTGTTCCGCAAGCAGCAGAAGGGCGATCAGCTCGATCTGGACCGCGAGAACGACGGCCTGGTGATGGTGCAGTACCCGAAGCTGAAGCCGTTTGTTTGGGACGAGAAGTTCACCGGCTACGACGCGCAGATCAGCGCCCCGAGCATCGGCCTGGCCGAACCCATCGAGATCGTCGACGCGACCCTCAGCGGGATCAGCTTCCGCGCCTTGGAAGGCGGTTCTGTCGAGCTGTGCGGCTCGCTCTACTTCCTGCCCGACGAAGACGAGTTCGGCCCGCTGGCCAAGCTGATGAAGGAAGACGCCGAACTGACCCTGACGCCGCCCAGCGCGCAGGCGCAAGAGCAGCAGACCGATCTGGCTGCCTGACCAACTACGGAGAGGAATGCGCAGGCTGATGCGCAGCTACGGTCCGCCTGATTTGCCCCCGGTGCCAGATTCATCCGGGCCACTGCCGGAAGGGTGACGTCCCTCCGGTAAGGACAAGGAAAGCACTGCAGGCAAGCCGGAGATCAGCACCGGCCCTCTCCTCCAGTAAATCGCGGGTTCGATTCCCGCTAGGTGGCGACGTTGTGGTCAAGACGAGATGCGGTTCGATTCCGTGAAGGGGCATTGGAAGCCAAAGCCCGCGTGGTCCCGGCGATACGGGACACCTCATTCACTCAACGCCGGCAGCGCCGGCTGGAGCCAACCACATGAATCTCCCTGCACAACAGCAGAGCACCGTCGTCGCTCAGCCGCGCCAGCAGTTCGACCTCAGCCCGCAGACGTTCGAGCAGGCGCTGACCTTCTGCGACTACCTCGCCAACAGCGACCTGGTCCCGAAGGACTTCAAGAACAAGCCCGAGAACTGCCTGATCGCGATCCAGTGGGGTGCGGAGCTGGGCCTGAAGCCGCTGCAGGCACTGCAGAACCTGGCAATCATCAACGGCCGGCCGGCACTGTGGGGCGACGCTGTCATTGCCCTCGTGCGCAGCTCGCCGCTGTGCGAGTCCATAACCGAATCCGACGACGGCAAGACCGCGACCTGCAAGGTGAAACGCCGCGGCGAGGAAGAGGAAGTCCGCACCTTCAGCATGGACGACGCGAAGGCTGCAGGCTTGGCGGGCAAGCAAGGTCCGTGGACGCAGTACCCGAAGCGCATGCGCCAGATGCGTGCCCGTGCCTTCGCCCTGCGCGACGTGTTCCCGGACGTGCTGCGTGGCATGCCGATCGCCGAAGAGATCATGGATATCCCGGCATCGGAGCCGCACCGCACGACGGTCACGGTCGTCTCCAGCGAGCCGGCCGTGTACTCGGCCGACAAGTTCGCAGAGAACCTGCCGAACTGGCGCAGCGTGATTCAGTCGGGAAGCAAGAGCGCCGACGACCTGATCGCCATGGTCGAAGCGAAGGCCAAAGCCCGCATGACAGACGAGCAGCGCAAGCAGCTGCGCCAGTGCGAAGCCGTGGACGTGGCCGAAGAAGTGGCCGAGCCGGAGCCCGCAGCCGCTGAGCCGACCAACACCGAAACCGACACCGGCCCCATCGACTGGGACAACGAGGAAGACCGCGCATGAAGATCGTCAACCTGATCCAGAACACCCCGGAATGGCATGCCCACCGTGCCCAGCACCACAATGCCAGCGACGCCCCGGCGATGATGGGCTGCAGCCCGTACAAGACCCGCGCGCAGTTGATCCGCGAAGTGGCCACCGGCATTGCCCAGGAAGTGGACGCCGCCACGCAGCGTCGCTTTGACGATGGCCACCGCTTCGAGGAACTGGCCCGGCCGCTGGCCGAAGAGATCATCGGCGCCGAGCTGTACCCGGTCACCGGTACCAACGGCAAGCTGTCGGCCAGCTTCGACGGTCTGACCATGGACGGCGAGACGGCGTTCGAGCACAAGAGCCTCAACGACCAGCTGCGCGCGGCGATGGTAGATGGCTGCACCGGTGCTGATCTGCCGCTGTTGTACCAGGTGCAGATGGAGCAGCAGCTGGCAGTAAGCGACGCGAAGCGCGTGCTTTTCATGGCGTCGAAGTGGAACGGCGAAGAGCTGGTCGAAGAACGCCACTGCTGGTACGTCAGCAACGCCGAGCTGCGCGCGAAGATCGTCGCCGGCTGGGAGCAGTTCGAGGCCGACGTGGCTGCCTATGAGCCGGAGATTCGGGAGGCGCAGCTCATTGGGCGCACGCGCCCGCAGCTGCCGGCGCTCCGTGTGCAGGCTACCGGCATGGTCACCATGTCCAACCTCGAAGAGTTCCGGGCCGCCTCCATGGCGCAGTTCGAGGCCATGAACTACGAGCTGGTCACAGACCAGGACTTCGCTGACGCCGAGAACGACATCAAGTTCTGCAAGAGCGTTGAGGACAATGCGAAGGCCAGCAAAGCCAGCATTCTCAGCGGAACGGCCGACCTTGATGCGATCCTTCGCGCTATTGACGACGTTGCAGCCGAAGCACGTCGCGTTCGACTGTCCAAAGAAGGCACGGTGAAGGCACGCAAGGACGAGCGCCGCACTGAGATCGGCAACACCGCTCGCCGCTCGGTGCAGGACCACGTGCGGGGCATCAACGAGACCCTGGGTCAGCACGCCATTCCGGTGCCGCCCACGCTGATCGCCGACATCGGCGAAGCCATGAAGGGCAAACGCTCGTTCGCCAGCATGCAGGAGGCAGTCGACGCTGTGGCCGCCAATGCAAAGATCGAGTCGAGCCAGGCCGCCGACCGCATCCGCGCCAACATCGCCATTCTGGATGGCCATGCCGAGCACGCCACCCTGTTCGCCGACCGCGTGCAACTGTGCGCCAGCAAGGCGCCGGAAGACCTGCGCAACCTGGTGGCGGCGCGGATCGCCCAGCACCAGCAGGCCGAGCAGAAGCGTCTGGACGATGAGCGCGCGAAGATCCGCGAGGAAGAAGAGGCCCGCGCCCGTAAGATCGCAGAGGACGAGGCTCGCGCGAAGGCTCAGGCCGAGGAAGCCGCGAAGGCAGAGGCGGCAAAGGCTCAGTTGGCTGCTGCTAAGGCGTCCACTGGTGCAGAGCTGTCTCCGGCGGCTCAGGCGCTACATGAGCAGGAAGGTGCCGCTCGGTTTGAGCAGCATCACCGCGTGTCGAATCTGGCACCGGCACCGGCACCGGCACCGCAGACCGCAGCACCTGCAGCCGCCGCGCCGCGCGAGGTGATCAAGATCAAGCTGGGCGACATCAACGCGCGCATCGCTCCCTTGTCGATCAGTGCCGATGGCCTCGCTGAGCTTGGGTTCAAGCCGGTGAACACCACGGGTTCCGCGAAGCTGTACGACCAGGCTCAGTTCCCGGCGATGTGCGAGGCGCTGATCGGCGCTCTGCGCGATGCCGCCGAGCAGTACCCGCTGGCCGCCTGACCATGGAACGCGCCACCTACCGCACCGCCGGCATGCGCGCCAAGCTGCGCCGACCGCAACCCGCGCATATCACCGCTCGGGACATGCTGCGCCGGCACCTGCACGACGCAGGCCGCAATCTGGACTCCCTGGCCACTGCATGGAACTGCAGGCGCTTCAGCGTGTGGCGCATCTTCCAGCGCACCGAGCGGCCGCTGCAGCCGCATCACGTCGAGGGCGCCATTACCGCCCTCTCCCTGGACGAGTTCGACGCCAACGAGCTGCGGCTGCGCGCTGCACGCGAAGCCGGCTGGGTGATCGAACCGAAATTTCTGATGGAGCAGAGCAATGGCTGACCGCAACCGATTCACCCGGCGCGCACCGAAGCGCAATCAGGGCCTGAGCTGGGGCCGGTTTCCGACCGATGAGGGCTCGGCCGTCGTCTACCGCATCTTCCGCCGCGAGCTGAGCGGAAAGCTGCACATGGAGGCCCGGACGTTCTTCACGGACACCGATCCGAAGTACATCGCCGAGATCCTGCGCCTGGTCAAGCGCCAGCTGCGCGACCGCGTGGATGAGATCGACCTGATCGCATTGGAAGAAGCAGCATGAAGGCCTGCAACGCGTGCCAGCGCCCGCTGCCGCCCGAGGCATTCCCGAAGGCCGGCAGCCGTGGCCGCGAAGGAACGTGCACCGTCTGCGTCAACGACCGGCGGCGCCTGCGCGCTCCCCTGCCCGATCTGGTGCGCGACTGCGAGCAGGTCCGGATCAACAACGCTGCCGCCCTGTGGTTCGGGCCTGTGCGGCCGATGCCGAGGTATGCGGTATGAACACCATCGATCTGTTCTCTGGCGGCGGTGGGTTCACAGAAGGCGCCGAGCAGGCCGGCTGCAAAGTCGTTTGGGCGGCGAACCATTGGCCAGCTGCTGTGGCAACACACGCTGCGAACCACCCTGGCACACAGCATGTCTGCCAAGATCTCCAGCAGGCGGACTGGACCTTGCTGCCGGACTTTGACCTGTTGCTGGCCTCGCCGGCATGCCAGGGTCACACGCCAGCCCGAGGCAAGGAACGGCCGCACCATGACGCCACGCGCTCCACTGCTTGGGCGGTAGTCTCCGCGCTGGAGGCTAAATCGCCGATGGCCGCTGTGATCGAGAACGTTCCCGCTTTCATGAAGTGGAAGCTGTTCCCTGCCTGGTGTGCAGCCGTGCATGCCCTCGGTTACGCCATCAGTCCGCACCTGTTGGACGCTGCCGACTTCGGCGTGCCGCAGCACCGCGTCCGCATCTTTATCGTGCTGACGAAGAGCAAGCATCCACTGGAGCTCCGCCTGCCAAAGATGCCCCACGTGCCGGCTAGCAGCTTTATCGACTTCGACGCAGGAACCTGGTCACCAGTGGAGCGCCCCGGCCGCGCTGCAGCAACGATTGCCCGCGTGCGCGCCGGCCGAGCGGCATTCGGGGATCGCTTCGTGGCGCCCTACTTCGGGACGGGCTCTGGTTTGACCGGTCGATCGCTGGAGCGTCCCATCGGCACGATCACCACCCGCGACCGCTGGGCAATCATCGACGGTGATCGTATGCGCATGGTGTCTGTGGATGAAGCCAAGATCGCCATGGGCTTTCCAAAGCACTACCTGCTGCCCAAGAGCAAGAAAGACGGCATGCAGATGATGGGCAACGCTGTTTGTCCGCCGAAGGCCTGCAGGGTCATCCAAGCGCTGAGGGCTGCAGCATGAGCGCCACCGAAGCGATCGACCACATCGCCGTCGGCCACGACCTCGCGCGCAAGACCGGCGTGAACCTGGACAAGGCCCGGCCCAAAACCCGCCGCATGTGGGAGGCGCGCGGCCTGGCCGTGATCGCGCTCGCCCGCGGCGATTTGGAAGAGGCAACCAAGATCATGGCGCCGTTCAAGAGGAAGCGCCGATGACCGCCCCGCAGCTATTCCCCAAGCCGGCCAAGCGCATGAAGCAGCCGCCCAAGGACTTCCTGCGCGAGCAGCTGGCCACCGCGGCGGACGAGATCATCCGGCTCCGCGCCGAGAACGAGCACCTGAACCAACGAATGGAGAGCGCCCGGGTGGCGCTGGAAGGAGAAGCCCTATGACTGCATCCGACATTGCTCCAACTTTCATCCGCTTGCCCGAGGTTCGCCGCCGCACCGGCCTTGGCAAGACCACTATCTACGATTGGATGAAGGAAGGCCGGTTCCCGAAATCCTTGCACCTGGGCGGCAACATCGTGGTCTGGGTCGAGTCGGAAATCGACGCGTGGCTGGAGGCCAAGATGGCGACTCGGGAGGACGGTATGGCGAGCGCGGCGTAA